AAGAATTTGTAAAAGGCGTAACAGTAGGCGAGGCAACGGCTGAGGAGAATACTCAGCCTGCAGTAAGCACAGTGGAGACAAACGAAGAGGAAACAAAGCAGGTAATCAGAGCGAATGAGGAGGACTTCATCGCAGGTCTGATTGCGGCTGCAGATTTCGCTTCCGATGAAGAGGAAACACAGAGGATTGAGATTGTCAGAAACAGCAAGCTCGCTTTTGCATTCTCTATCAGACCTCTCGGCTCAGAGGAGTACGACAAGTGCCGTAAGAAATTTACAAAGTATGTTCGTAATAAGCAGCTTGGTATCAAGATGCCGGAGGACACAGACCGCATCAAGTACCAGTCAGCAATCATCCATAAGGCGACTATCGCAGAGGATAGAGAGAAGTTATGGGACAACAAGAAGGTATGGCAGGCGCTTGAAAGCAAAGGATTTCAGATTATGTCCGGCCTGGATGTAATCGAGTACACACTTAAAGCTGGCGAGAAAGACCGCATTATTGATGCGATCGACACCCTCAGCGGCTACGAGAGCAACATTGAGGAAGTAGCAAAAAACTAATTGAAGCCGGGGGCAAGATGTGCTTGCTACATCACATATTCCAAAAGACAGGAATAACCCCCGATGAATTTTACGAGAAACCGAAAGGCGTGCAGGCATTCATGCTTGCGTCTATGCGGATAACCCTAGAATCACAGAAAGGAGGTAATGACGGTGGCGGAAACACTTAGAATCGAAATTCCTATTGAGACGGTTGATAATACAGATCCGGGAGTCTCCAATGCTACGAAGAAATTCGAGAAAATGGAACGAGCGGCCAATGGTGCGAATAGTTCAGCCAAGAAAGCGAGCGACACAGTTTCCAAGTTTGACAAGCAAGCTCAGAAAACCGAGAAGAGCCTAGCAAGCTGGGCGAAAGAAAAGTACGAAGTCCTGCTTGAAGCAAAGGAACGGATCAGTCCGGTACTCTCTACGCTGGGTAATGGGCTAAGGAGTTTTGCAGGGAAAACGTGGAGCGTTACAATGCGAGCGATTGACCTCATAACCTCCCCGGTTCGAGGGATCATAAACCTGTTGAAGAATCCGATCTTCCAAGTCGGAGCGGTCCTTGGAGTCAGTATCGGTCTGAAAGACACGATAGAGACATACAAGGACTTCGAGGCCGCAATGTCACA